GAAGCTTATAAAGGTGGAAAAAAACCACAATCTAAAGCTAGAAAGACTGCAGCCAAAAGAGGCCGCGGCCGACCTAAAGGTTCTAAGAACAAAAAGAAATGATTGAATATGCAGCCACAGTAATTGCAGGTGCAATATTTGTATTTGTAGTTTGTCGTTGCATTTATATATGGTCAATGAAGCTTTAGAAAATTATTATCCATTATTTGATGATGGACTTTATACAGAAGTAGTTCACCAAAATGGTGAAAGAGCTGTTAAAATTCTTAAAGGTGAATATAAGGGTATTGTATATCAATACGGTAAGATTGAACTTGTTCCTAGAGCAGAATCTGAAATACCTAAAATTAATTTTGACAGAGCAGTTCGTGTCTGTCCAGAAGAATTACTAAATACTATATCGGAAGATAAAGAATTTAATCAACTTATGGGTAATATACTCATAGAATTATTAGCTAATCAAGGTATTGAAGAACTTAATCGTGGAGTTAGTTAAAAAAATAATTATTGGTAGTTTATTCTTTCAAACAAACGCAATTGGAGCCCACATGGAATATAGTAACGAATTTAGAATAAGACTTAAAGAAGAACTCATTGCAGATGAAGGATCTGTATTAAAAGTATATAGAGATCATTTAGGATATTATACAGTTGGTGTTGGACATCTTATTACTCCAAAAGATGAAGAATGGGGAGTTGATATAGGAACATCAATTACACAAACAAGAGCAGATGAACTTTTGTTTTATGATCTGAATAATGTTCTCAAAGAATGTGAAGATCATTTTCATCAGAATTGGGAACTTTGGCCAGAAGAAGTTAAATTGATTATTGCAAACATGGCATTCAATTTAGGTATAACTAAACTAAAGAAATTTCAACTGATGCTCACAGCTATAAATGCAGAAGATTATAAAACTGCATCAAAAGAAGGTTTAGATTCTAGGTGGGCAAAACAAGTTTATAATCGTGCAAGGCGATTAATGGATAGGTTACGCGATATTGACGTAACTGATTAAAAATAGGAAATATATTATGGAAAGAGTAGTGTAAGTGCATTTTTACACCAATGTACAGAAGTATAGAGACTTCATATTAGCTCGTGGAATAAAGAACGGTAAACGATATATTAAAAGATTACAATACGAACCGACACTTTATATTCCAACAAACAAACAATCAGCTTTCAAATCCGTTAAAGGTGAATTCTTACAAGCTAAGAAGTTCGGCTCGATTAATCATGCTCGTAATTGGAAAAAGAAATTCAAAGGCACGAATGTTGATATTCATGGTTTAGATTCATGGGAATATACTTACATCAATGAGAGTTTTCCTAGTGATATAAATTTTGATATTAAACAATTAAATATTCTTTGTATTGATATAGAGTGTGAATGTGAAAATGGATTTCCAGAACCTATTGATGCAGAAGAAAAGGTCAATGCGATTACAATGAAATTATTTGGACATGATACTATTCATGTCATAGGAACAGATAATTTTGATTTTAAAACAGACAATCCTAATGTGCAGTATCATAAATGTCAACATGAAAAACAGTTGTTGAAAACTTTTATGGAAGTTTGGGATGAACTTGAGCCTGATATAGTAACTGGTTGGAATGTTGAATCATTTGATATGGCATATCTTATCAATCGTATTTGGAAATTATTTAATTGGGATACAGCTACTAAATTATCACCACACAATCTACTTACTTCTAGAGAGTGGTTTTATATGGGTCAAAAGAAACAGATAGCTTATAACATTTCTGGAGTTGCAACACTTGATTACTTACAGATGTATAAAAAGTTTACATACATTACAAGAGAAACATATAGGTTAGATCATATTGCAGAAGTAGAACTTGGTAAAAAGAAAATTGATTATTCAGAATTTGGTGCTATGCATTTGTTTTATAGAAATGATTATCAGAAATTTTTAGAATATAATATTAGAGATTGTGAATTAGTAGAAGCTTTAGATGATAAGCTTCAGTTAATGGATTTATTAGTTACTATGGCTTATAGTGCTAAGTGTAATTTTACAGATGTATTTGGTTCAGTAAGATATTGGGATTTATTAATCTATAATTTCTTGAAAAAGAAAGGAATGATTCCACCACCAAAGAAAGGGAAACAAGATTCTAGAATTGTTGGAGCTTATGTAAAAGAACCACAAGTGGGACAACACAAATGGGTAATGTCATTTGATTTAAATAGTCTGTATCCACATTTAATCATGCAATATAATATGAGTCCTGATACTCATTTACCAAATAAATTTAATCAAGATATTTCAGTTAATAAACTACTTGAAGGTGAAGTTGATATAACTTCATTGACTACTTCAACAGTTACACCGAATGGTGCCATGTTTAGTACAAAACGACAAGGTTTTTTACCTGAGCTATTAGAAGAAATGTATGATGAAAGAGTGTTGACTAAAAATAAAATGATACAACACAGAAAAGAATTAGAAAAGACAGCTAAAGATGATACAACCACAAAAAGAAAATTAGAATATGCAATCACTGCTGAAAATAATAATCAGATGGCTGCAAAGATTGCTCTTAACTCATGTTATGGAGCTTTAGGTAATCAGTATTTTAGATACTTCAATAGAGATATAGCTGAAGGAATTACAACAGCAGGTCAGTTAAGTATTAAGTGGGTTGAAAAAGCTGTTAATACATACATGAATAAATTATTAGAAACTGATGAAGATTATGTAATAGCTATTGATACTGATTCAATCTATGTAACTTTTGATGCATTAGTTAGTAAAGTAAATCCTAAAAATCCAGTAGATTTTTTAGATACAATTGCTAAAGAAAAACTTGAACCTATGATTAACGAATCGTATGAAGAATTAGCTTCTTATATGAATGCTTATGACAATAGAATGCATATGGGTAGAGAAGTTATAGCTGATAAGGCAATTTGGACTGCAAAGAAAAGATATATTCTTAATGTACATGATTCAGAAGGTGTTAGATATAAAAGTCCACGCCTTAAATTGATGGGAATTGAAACAGCTAAATCTTCTACTCCAATGTGGTGTAGAAAGAAATTAGCACAAGGTATTAAAGTTGTAATGAATGAAACAGAACATGATGTTTGGGAATTTATTACAAATGCTAGGAATGAATTTTCAAAATTACCGATTGAAGAAATATCTTTTCCAAGAGGTTGCCAAAATGTAACTAATTATTCTAATGCTGCGTCAATATATAGGAAAGGAACGCCAATTCATGTAAGAGGATCACTTCTTTACAATAACTATTTGTCTAAATACAATATAGACAAGAAATATCCTGTTATTACAAATGGTGAGAAAGTCAAGTTTTGTTATTTGAAAATGCCTAATGTAATTAATGAAAATGTGATATCTTTTGTCAATGCGTTACCTAAAGAGTTTGAATTAGAACCTTATATTGATTATGAAACACAATTCAATAAATCTTTTGTCGAGCCTTTAGGAGTAATTTTAAATAAGATTGGGTGGACTACTGAACCAGTATCCACTCTTAATGAATTTTTTGGGTGAACATGAATCCCTTTATATATAAAGCAAAAGTAATAAAAATAGTTGATGGTGATACCATTGATGTAATGTTAGATATGGGATTTAACTCTTTTCAAAAAGGTAGAGTTAGACTTCTAGGAATAGACACACCAGAATCACGCACTCGCGATAAAGTAGAAAAGAAATATGGATTAGCTGCTAAACAATTCTTAGTAGATTGGGTTGAAAAGTATCCATATATTTTAGTAGAAAGTGGTAAGAAAGGAAAGTTTGGTAGAATCTTAGGAAATCTATATAATCCTGATAAGACAGAATGTTGGAATGACATGGCTGTTGAAGCACATCATGCAGTGGCCTATCATGGACAAAGTAAAGATGACATTAAAGAAGCTCATTTAGAGAACAGAAAGCGATTGACAGAATCGGGTTTTGTGTTATAATAGATATATGAATACTGAAATAAGTTATATTTTTTTAACACTTCATATGATTACATGGGTTTTATTAATCATAACTTATGTTGAACTACATTCTTTTAAAAAATGGGTTCGACAAATTATAGATTATGAAACTACTCTCAAAAAGAAAAGGAGAGAATTAAGAAACGGAGATTGATTATGAGTTATTTGAAAAATCTGATTAGAACTACAGGTAATGAGTTCGCTTCTATTGTAGAAGAAGGTGTAGCGGCCGCTGATGTCAGTGGATATATTGACACAGGTTCGTATATATTTAACGCTTTATTATCTGGTTCAATATATGATGGATTACCCGACAATAAAATTACAGCATTAGCAGGTGAATCTGCAACGGGTAAAACATTCTTCGCACTTGGAATGTGTAAACAATTCTTAGAGGATAACGCTGATGCAGCAGTTATCTATTTTGAATCAGAAAGTGCAACATCAAAGAAAATGATTGAAGAACGAGGAATTGATTCTTCAAGAATTATGATGGTTCCTGTTACAACAGTTCAAGAATTCAGAACTCAAGCAATTCGTATTTTAGATCAATACATGCAAGATAAAACAGATATGAAAATGTTATTTGTTTTAGATTCTCTTGGTATGTTATCTACAACAAAAGAGATAGAAGATACGACAGCTGGTGCTGAAACAAGAGATATGACTAGAGCTCAATTAGTGAAAGGAGCGTTTCGTGTATTGACACTTAAACTTGCAAAAGCAGGAGTCGCATTAGTCGTGACAAATCATACTTACGATCAAATGG